TTTTAAGAACAATTCACGCTCTATTATTCGCCTATTAGTTAATCCCTTAACAGGAGTTTTACCCACCTTATTCCACTTTAAAAATTCATTAGCAACAATTTTTTTATCTACACCAGCATTCAATTTTTCCAATAATTTAGAATCTTTAAATGCTTGTAAACCTATATTATATGCTAAACTGGTCATTGCTGCCATCATATTTGCAGTAATTGAAACCTTAATAAGTGGTTTTATGAATTTAATTCGCTGATCAACATCAATTTTTAACCACCTTTCAGCAGTTGCAAGATCTATTTTATCACCTTGCTTTATTGCCTGTCCTGTATCTTTATTTTTTGTATTGCCGAATCCAATAGTATAAACCCCACCACTATCAGGATAGGAAGTTAACTTTAAACCCTCAAATTGCTTTATTAAATTTATTGCACTCACTTTTTTTCCGATTAATAAGATCAGCAAAACTCCTATACCTATATATAGGTATCTCTTATTGGACATCACTATCTTTTGCCAATAGACCAGTAATGGCAGCAGCAATACCAGCAATTATTGTTATCCAATTATTTTCTTGGATGCCATCTAAGATCAGGGAACCACCAGCAATGGAACCAAACAATGAAGTTTTAATATTTTTTAATATTCTTTTCATATTACTTTTTTTTAAGTTGTTTAACACCAACTAAAATAGATATTGCACAGGATATTGTACTTGCACCCAAAAAAATAACATTTGCCCATTCAGATAGGTTTTGAATCCCCAATAAAGAAAACAAAATAGTGCTAAACGTAGCAATATGTGTAGGATCAGTTGTTGACTGCATCGTTTTGTTCATCTTTAAATTTTTCCGCAATCTTATTAAATGCCTGTATTGCAGTAAAAGATTCATCTATTTTAGAAAATACCCCTTTACTGGTAGCAAGATCCAAAATTGCTTTAATGATTTCAAGTGCTTGTTTTTCGTTCATTTGTCAAAATTTAAATTGTTATTAATTAGATCAAAGTTAATCCAAGCTGATCAGCTATCCAAACATAGGCATCTTCATTAATATCAGATGCAGTATTCCAGTCAATATACGATTGCCCCGCAATGGTTAGATTTCCGTTTGTTAGTGTAGAACCAACTGAATCAGCTTCAGAACCATTTGCAGATATCCACCAATAAAATTGTGCTGAATCGCTTAAATTATCATTAATAATATAAGCACCTAACCAAGATCCTGTTTGCTCTTGTCCGTTAACCCAAATTTGAATTGATTGAATTTTTTTCATATTGTTTTTTTAATTTTTAAGGAACTATTGTTAAAATTCCAGCATTGCTATAAACATCACCACTTGATAAACCTACTGCACTGGTAGGTAATCCAACTATACGCAATTTTGATGCCCCATTAGCTGCAGTACCAATCAGTAGATTGCCACCGGATGTGATACGGATATGTTCAGAACCAGCTGAATAAAAATAAAAGTTTGCCCCTATTGTTCCTATTAAATTTCCCGATGCAGTTGAATTGTTTAATGCAATATTAACTTCTCCTTGTGTTGATTCAAATCTTGCAAGACCTTGCGAAGAATTATAAACGTGCAAAGCAGTTGCAGGACTCGCAGTTCCTATTCCTAATCTACCATTGGCACCAAGCGTCATTGCTTGGGTAAAAGTGATTGAACTACCAGCAGTTGATGTACCAGCCGTACTCCATCTGTGTTCTCCACTACCTTGCTGATATCTTGTAGCAAAACCTGCTTGTATTCTTAATTCATTACCTCCACTATCTTGATAATAGTTAGATGTTAAATTTACTTGTTCCCCTGCCGTTGAAACTGTTGTTGAATATAAAGCTCCTGTATAACCTACTTGAAAAGCAGTAAATAAGTTTCTCCACGCACTCGGTGTAACACCTAAACCAAAACTTCCAGCTGCATCAATCGTAGCTGCATTTGAACCACCATTAACTTCAAAAATAAGAATACCACCAACATTATAATTCGCAAGTGTAACCCTGTCGCTAGACCAATATAAAGCACCATTGCCAGCAGTCATCCCATTTAGAAAATAACCTGTTGAATTTACTTTTCCAGCGACTTGCAGCCTTTGCCCACCATCAACACTGGATCCAACCAGCAAATTGTTAGTTGTAGTTATCCGCATCACTTCACTGGCATTGGTAGTTTGCCACATACCAAACAACAAAGGAGCAGCAGAAGCAGTAGTTATGCAAAAATCACCAGCAGTAGAACCCTGAATAAAATTATTTGTTGCAGTTGCATTACCAATTACAAATCTTTGTGTTCCACCTGAACCAGCATTATCAATCCTAATTGATGGAGCATTGGCACCAACAATTTGCAAATGTGCATCAGCAGTTGCACTATTTACAACCAATCTACCACTTGCAGTTGTTTTAGCACCGATAAAAGTTTGTCCAGTTGCTTTAACAATAGTTAATTGTTGTAAAGTATTTACAACATCAAATATCCCGAAATCATTTGCCCCAGCAGTATAAAAATTACCAATTCGCCAAAGCGGAGTTCCTGAATTAAGTAATGATAATAAAGTATTGTTAGTGGCAGTTGTTTGGTTTAATGCAGCTACCGAAGATATGCTTCCATGTACATCCAAAGGATTACCAGGTGCATTTGTATTAACACCTAAATAACTATTTGTTGAATCATACCAAAGATTATTTGATCCAGTTATTGTACTTACACTATTCCAAAATGCTATTTGTGTTGCTGCCCCTGATCCTGTAATTGTACCTGATCCAGGCCCACCAATAAGTTCCCAGCTGGTTCCTGTATCTCTAAAAAATTCCTTTGTATCCGTTGAAATAAAAATTCTACCAACAATCCCAAAAGCTGGTCGGTTGGCAAATGTATCAGAATTGAACATTGGAGTTCCCTTCTGATTCAGAATTGAGAGATCCAATACTATCATTATATGTACAATTTACGGATTACGATTAGTTGGTTTCCTACGTTTATAGGCGTGGCAAATGATAATTGGTATTGCGTAGTATCAATTTCCCCCCTATTGCCTGATATTCTCAAAGATTGATTAGCCTGTAATGGTACATCAGCTATCACCAATGCAGTAGTGCCATTGTTTATGAATGTAATTTCATTGCATTCAGATCCTATGTTGGCAGTAGTGTAATAAACTTTTGTTTCTACATAATACTTCTGAAATGCCTGTCCTGTTGACTTAGAAACACTATTTTCCTGTTCATACCTTGCACGATCAGATCTTTGCTTATTATATGCTAATTTCAACTTGTCAGCTGAAATTTCATCCTGAATATTTATTTTTAAATGTTGTGGTTGCATAATAAAATTATTTTAGCACATATCAGGAAATTGACCAATTTTCATTGATCGTTTTTGTTTTGCCTTTGCAACAGCTTTTTTTACTACTGGAGCAACTTTTTTTATTGCCTTGCTAACTTTTTGTAGCAATGAAGGTTGAGCAAATTGTTCAGCAGTAATTTTTTCAGGTTCAGGCACTATAATAGAATATCCTTTAGGCTTTTTTTTCATTGATAGCAAAAAAATTGCCCCACCAGCCAATAACAAATAAATTAATGCTTTATTTTTCATTTTCTACTTTTTATATATGTTGCTATCAAATATGCACCAACACCATATAAAAGTATTAGTTTGCCATATTTTTCAATATAGAAAGGTATTGATCCCTTCTCTTGTTTTTGTATATTTTCAATCTCTTGCTTTTGCTTTTCAACTGCCTGTTTTACATCCCCAGTAAATTTAAAACTTTCAGGAGTGTGTAAAACAAAATAAGGCTTGTTATTAAAGTCAATAAACTGCCAATAAACATTGCCACCTCTTTGAATATAAGAATAAACCTGACCAATGGGAGATCCAGCGGTAATGGTTCCAATTTTTACCAATGATGAATTTAACCTTGTCAAATTCTTTTTGGCAAAAAGTGTTTTTCCTATAATCTTATCAGCAGTAATTTCAGGCATATACTTATTTTCTTAACATTTTAAGTAAAAAGTTAAATTGCATCTTATCAGTTTCACCCATTTCACAAAGCAGTTCCAAATCACTTGCTAACTGATCATCAATTAATTTAAGCCTTTCAACGGCTTCGTAAATACGTTCTTCGTTATCAACTTCGGTTTCCTTTGTCATTGTTTCCGTTTGTATTCCAGCAACGTGCGTAACCTTTTGATTCGGTGCAAACAAATTGCCAAGTTGTGAAAGTATCATTGTCTGTATTTGTGGCGATTTCATAAGACCAGCAAGGAAATTTTCTTCTTCAGGTTCTTCTTCTTCATCTTCATCAAGATCTTGCTGCATTTTCAAAGCAGCAATTTCAGAACGCAAAGCATTAATTTCATTCATCAAATTAGGTTGATATGCTCCCATTTGATTCATTGGTTGATATGAAATTGGATTAAATGAAGTGGGGCGAAAATGTGTAACTACCATTCCAGTATCTTTTTTCTCAAAATATCCTGACTTTGGCATTTTTGGATGGATTCTCAAAGTTAGTGTTGCTTCCACTCCCTGTTGTTCTGCCATCCGCAAATTGTTTTCCAAATGCTCCCTTGCTTCATTTTCATCATTGCCTGAATAATAAAAAAGTATATCGCCCTTAGAATCGTTTACTGACCAAAGATTAGTTTTTGCATTGGTATCATACCATTGCATTACCGCATCAGTTCCAGTTAAAAAAGCCTTATTAGGATTCGCCATACAATTAATATTAAAGGTGAAGGAAAAGTGAATTAATTAGGCATAATATACACCAAAACATACGCTGAAATTAGATGCACTAATTGATCCGTATGCAGTCGGCGTTTGAATATATGACTTAGCCCAAATAATTTGTTGACCAGCAAATGGGGTTATATCAAAACTAAATGCAGCAGTCGCAGCATTAGAAACAACCCTGTTAAGTTCCAGCACAGGAATACGATTAACTGACTCTTTATCGTTATAATAAAGGACAAGAAAAGTTTTTTGCAAGTTTGCAATACTTAAAAGTGGATTACCACTTAAAACACTATTTGAAATTGTATCAGTAGTGTAACAAACAAGATTAAGCAAAGAGGTAAAGCGAAGCTGGGGTTGATCAGGTGCATAGAAGCGTGTTCCTGTAGATGAAGCTGGTATAACAATTTCCAAAAATTCGTAATTCTGAACTTTGTTCATTTTGTTTTATTTTAGAAAATAAAAAATAGGGGTTCTATATTTAAGGTGGCATCCCCCTTTCCAATACTTATTTTTCCAATTATCTAACTGGAGTAACATTCTGAGCCAGAATACCACGCATAATCACAACAATACGTGGAGCCGTACCAGCTTCCAGTACTGAAATTGCGCCAGGAAGTTCAAGACTGATCACGTTGTTTTTTGATCCTACCAAAACAATGTTTGGTTCAACTGGATAATAACCATATTCAGTTGCGTCGTTTTGATCCTGTTTTGTGGTAGGAGCCAAAATATCCTGTTGAGTTTGCGGAACGTACAAGTGCCTGTAAATATCCCATGCAGGAACAATCTGCCTGTTATTTACAACAACCGACATTTTACCATTATACAAATTATACAAAGCAGTAGCAGCACCAGCGGTACTAAATGCAGTTGTGTTAGGATATGTATAAAGCCTAAATGCAGTAGTAGTTGAAGTTGCAGGAATAGATACAAATATACCTATTGAACTTACTACAAAAGCATCTTGAAGGTTCAAAAGGTTATTTGTAGCAAAGTTAGTATTTGCACCAGTTGAGTTAACGAGAATAGGAACTTGATACGAAGTAGTTGAAGTTGACATTGCTACCTCACTACGAATATATGACTGCGAAAGCACTGCCTGACCAGCAGAAATACCAGCATTATTTACAAGTGCCTTTGCGTTGTCAAATATTAATCTTTGACCATGTTGTGTTGCCATTTTGTTTGTTTTTTAAAATTAATTAATATGAATATTCTTCATCCATTCCAGCAATAACTGAAAGATTATCTTCA